AGATAAAAAATACCGCTATAATAAGACATAGGATGCCTATGTTGAGCTTGGTTGCCAGTTGACTCTTTTGTAACAATATTTGCCCAAAGTCTTGTTAACTTTAAGCGGCCAAACCCAGAGTCGTATCCTTCGTCTGTTTGTATATTTAACAAACAATCTTCTATGTTATCTTTTAAAAATTTCCAATGATCTAGCGTATGCAATATTTGGTTATCTGTTTGTGTTATTGTTGGATACCAAGGATTTACATTACTAGATTCTTTTGGTATTAGTTGAAGAACTTTTTCTATATGATCTGAAAAGTCAAACTCATAGAACGGTATTGGAAACATTTGATGTTTTGTATATGCCATTATAATTCTATCGCTTCTATAAATTGATCACGTGGCTGACTAAAACTTGTTGCCTTGCCGCAAGTCTTTGCACACATAATAAGTTTGTTTTCATTCCAGTAGTAGTCCCAAACGGTCTGATAAGCATTACTGTTTATAATTTCTTTTAGACTGTTGTCTATAGTATTTAATTTTTCAAAACCTCCTAACGACTCAACAAGAGAATAATATTGTTGTTTAATTTTTTCTTGTGGCTTTGCAAGTATTCCATCATTAAATATATAAGGAGCAGGTGCTATAAAACAACACGGTGACAATATTTTTTGTGCATCAATATATATTTCTTTACCGTACTTAACAACACAACTTATTTCAGTATTATCAACCCAAGTTTGGAATCCGTCAACTTGCTCTTGAGTAATAAAATTTAAATTTGTTGTAGATGCAGGTTCTAAATAATGTGTTATATTTCTTTCTTTGTCATAAACTTCATATTTGTCTGATGCAATAAATCTAGTGCTTGCCTTCATGTTAAAATTTATAAATCCTAATTGTTTTGCTCTTTGTCTGGCTTCATCAACTTGATGCTCATTATGTTTAAAAACGAGCATTGACCACTCTGCTTGGCCGCCTGCATCTATAAATGCTTTTGAATTTTCTATAACTCTTTCATATGTAGTATTAACACGATATAGATGATGTGTATCTTCCAATCCGTCAATGGCAAATATTACGTGATCATTACTATCTAAAATAGTGCCGAGTTCACTCCACCATTCTGGTTTTCGAGCTCCACCATTAGTGTGTATTTTTATAGATACATGAGGAGCAATATTTTTTGAATACCTGCACATTTCTATTAGGTCATTGTTAACCATTGGATCGCCATAGTTACCACAAAAATAAAAATATTGTATTTGTTCAAGTACTTCTTTAGATATAATTTTTTTAAAATCTTCTAATGTCCAGTCACCTTCTACTAAATTAGGATTAGGAAGACCTCCGTGATAGTTTCTAGCACACATAGGACAAGCAGCCTGACAACGACTTGTAATTTCTAAATGTATCCCTCTTAGTTCGTTAAAGTTAAACATTCTATTTTCGTCCTATCGTCATATATCTATTATACTGTGGTAGTTTTAACGTATGTTCTTCTGCGTCTTGTAAATCAAATTTATTTGATAGTTCGCTAGGATTTTTAACACAATTTATATGTTCGTCTAAACTAAAGAAATTATTGCTTTGTACAACTACACAAGACCCATTTGGAATGTTGTTATACCATATTTTTAATTGTTCGTCGGTTACGTGTTCAGTGCTGGTATTAATAACAATATCAGGCGCAGTTTCGTATCTATAAATTGTCATATCTTTACATACTGCTCTGAACCTGCCTTCTATTTCTTGACGCTTGTTTATTGTGTATGCAATGTCTCGACACGTAGAGTCTATATCAATACTTGTAATTTTTTCAATATTTAATTTACTATTAAATAATAAACTTGCAAGAACGCCATTCCAGCCGCCATGGATTACTATATGTAAATTTTCTTTTTTAATTTTTTCTTCTAATATTTTTATTAACCATAGTTTACTGCGAATTTGCCCTTTCCAAAAACTTTCTAGAGTTCGATCTCTATCCTTACTATCGCGGATAGCATCCATATAAAACATTACATCTTCTATATCAATTTTCATTACTAATCACTTCAAATATATTTGGTTGAGACTTTGCCCTTTTTATATAATTTTCTTTATTATAGTATAATTTATGCATAATTTCGTTGCATTTGTCTCGCTTGTGAGAGGCTGGCATATTACAAAACTTAACAATTTGTTGAACTACTAAGTCTATTCTCTTTACATGATCTAGTTCGTTATCGTATGATTCGTCAAATAATTCTTCAAACGTATAATATCCTTGTTGTCTAAGTAATTCTAACATTTTTGCAGGTCCTACAATAACAAAAGGATGTAAGTTATAGATAGCTTTATATATTTTTTCAGTTATAAATCTACGTGATACTGTTGTTTCACTTATTACACTAAAATATGTATTTCCATAATGATTAAAATTAGTCTCATTTATAACATCTAATGAAAATTTATCTGCAGGTATATCTAAAATCATAGGTTTAAAGTTTTTAACAAAGTTATCTAAATGTAGTGACCCGGCATTATGTTTATTAAGTTCATTAACGCATTCTTGCAAACTGACAACTCCGTTTGTATATTCTGTTGCTGTTAGACTAACAATGCCGTTATTTAGAACATTATATCTGTCTAATTCAGACACTGCATACAATCTGTGCGGTCTAAGTTTTCCGTTATAAAAAAGATAATCTTTGTTTTTTGATTGCACTTTTTCTAAATAATATTTTGCAAAGTAATCAACACTAATAGGAGTTAAAAAGTCGTTAACGTTGTTCTCTTGTAAGAAAGTTTTATAATTTGTTTTTAAATCATTGTCCCCAAATACTAAAAAAATTTTACTTCCTAATAGATTATTCTTACATACACTTGTGTATATATTGTACAGCCACCCGTCTAACGTATGTCCTTCTTGAGGATAATACAGCAATATTTTCAAACCTTGATCTAGTAAATCTTTGGCTGCTGTTGACATTAACGAAAATAAGTCAACATCTTTGTATACATTATGTAATTCAATTATGTAATAATTTGCGTCATTTGGATTAAAATTGTCGCCAATTTGTTTGGTAATAGCATTGTCAAATACAGTTCTATTATTATAGACAAAATCTTCACACTGACAATTTATATCTGCATCATACCATAGTGTAATCATGCTTTTCTCTTTGGTATTTTACTATCTGCACTACTAACACACGTGGGTGTAATGCATTTAGATGGTGTCTTAGACAGCGTAAAACCGTCTGTAAGCGTACCTAACGGTTCATCATGACATGAATAGCTCCTGCGTACTTCGTCCTCTCTTATAACGCAACTTTGATACCCTGCATTACAAGTCCAACCTTTAAATTTGTTAAATCCAAACGCATTAAACCGTTCTGCTTGATCTAATTCATACATATTATTGTCTTTGTCGTACAATGCAATTTGTGCAATTTGTTCTCCATGCCACTTTTGAGGAAATCCTGTACGCATTCTTTTAATTTGCTCTTCAGTGTATCCTTGGATAACAAAAGACGCAGTAGGATCAGACTGGGGTTTAAGAGTAACATTTATTCCCCTAGCAGCAAATCTTTCTAATCGCTCATACAGTTCATCGAATACTTGTGGCACCATTACTTGATTAATTGTAATAAACACTCCAGCATCCATTAATTGAAGGCACTTATCACCAAATTCTTGTTCTTTAGCAAATTCGGCATGAAAACTAGCAGTAATACTTCTGCGTTGCAATGTCTTTGTATAGTCTATCCATTTTTTCCACCATTTACTACCAGGGCTTAGATTTGTTGTCATGTGTATGCTTTGATACTCTGGTGCAGTATCATTACAATAGTGTTCTATTAGAGGCATAAAGTGTTTGTTTACTGTAGGTTCTCCTCCACTAAAACTAAAGTGGAAATCAGTAAACCCGTTGTTTCTTGCCTGTGCCTTTATACTATCCATGGTCGTTAAGTACAATTCTATAGGTTTAGTATCAGGGACACTAGATCTTGCGTGTGGCCAGCAATAACTGCACGAATAATTACAATATCTAGTGGTGATCCATGAAACCGTAAAAAGACGGCTCTCTAGGAGAGTCTTCTGGCCAAAATGGGTAATATTATCCCATGGTATGTTATTAAAATTTTCCATCAAAGTCTTTTGTAAATGTGTTTTGTAACCAAACAAAGTCGTTTATTTTTCCTATAGCGTTGTCGTTTTTCCAATGCTTTTCACCATATTTTTTACCTGCTATTGCTCCTGCAATACAGTAAGAACCGTATTGTTTGTCTTTCCCTTCAGTACACCAAATTCTAAGTCTTTCTTCACTTTCTTTATGGGCTTGATTTTTAAAATGTAAACTCTGTTTGCACCAACGTGCTAACTTAACACATTCTCTAAATCCACTTTTCCAACTACTAAATTCATCTGTATTAAAATTAGTTATATTGCTAGTTTCTTCTACGGCTTTAAACTTGTCACTAATATTTGTGGTCATATCAGCTGAAGCAGTATTCATGTTTATTGTTAATTCGGTCGGCAGCAATTTTACGCCGCCATAACCATAAACAAGTCCGTTAATGGGATTTTGGCTTCTCCAAACATGAACAACATCATGCTCCCATTTTGGAACTTGATAGTTTAATTCAAAATTGTCAACTAACTGTGCATCACCGTCTACTACCCAAAACATTTCAGTAGTAACTTTTTGTGCTGCCGCAATGTGAGCATTGTGTATGCCTTCTACACCATGTACTCGTTTTGTGTTCGGATATTTTTTGCATAGTTTTTTAAAATTTTCTTCTGCATTTTCTTCTTGGTAACTTATAAACACAATATCAAACGGTTTAGGTTGACTTGCTAATTTTTTAACTTCTTTTTTGTTTACAATAAATCCGTAATCCCATTCTCTCTTGCTTATTTTGCAATGCTTACTACACAATATTACACCGTCTTGATAGGCACCGTTTTTGTATATGTGATTAATTTTCCTATCAAAACTGTATTCTTCATCGTGAAGATGTTTATAGGGAAAATA